TTGCCCGCAGGCTTGGCTTTTCCGCGCCGTACCTCTCAGACGTCGAGCTCGGCCGCAGGAACGCAACCGAGGCGATCCTCGGCGCATACGAGTGCCTCCGGCGATGACGCGCGAGCAGCTTCGGCGGCGTTTGGAGGGCGAAGGGGTTTCGCTCCTCGCCTTCGCGCGCGATCTCGGCCTGCGCATGAGCGACTACGTGATGCTCTCGCGCTGGCTTCGCGGGCGGCTCGACCCGCGCACGCGCCGGCCGTTCCCGCTCTCGCCGCGGCTCGCGCAGCTCGTGCTGGCACAGATCGACCCCTCCCCCTCGGGCTCCCCCTCCCAAGTCTCGAACGAGAGGAGATGTGTGCAGGAGATCCGAGAGAAGAAGAAGAACAAGAAGAAGAGGGCCATGGAAAAGGACAAAAGTCACTCAACCCTGCGAGTTCGCTCGGGAATCGAGGACAAAACTTCCGACAAAAACGGACACGCTCGATGACGGACAGAGAGCGCAGCGCGATCACCCCCTACCCGCTCGCGTGGCCGGCCGGATGGCCGAGGAGTGCCGTGCGCAAGACCTCGCGCTTTGCACGGGGCTCAAGCCGCGTGCACACGGGCTACGCGAATGGCCAGCCGACCTACAGCTGGCACCGGCGCTCGCTGACGGTGTTCAACGCGACGCAGCACGTGCTGCGCGAGATCGACCGGCTCGGCGCAAAGCGCGTGATCGTAAGCTCGAATCTCCGACTCAATCGGGACGGCACGCCGGCCTCGAAACAGCGCCCGCCCGAGGATCCAGGGGTCGCGGTCTACTTCGACCTCGACGGCGAGCCGCGCGTGCTCGCGTGCGACCGGTTCGACGAGGCGAGCCACAACCTGCACGCCATCGCGCTTCACATCGAAGCGATGCGCGGCATGGAGCGATGGGGCGTCGGCACCGTCGCGCAGGCGTTCGCCGGCTTCGTGGCGCTCCCGGAGCGTGCCGGCGCGAGCGCGCCGCACGTTGAGCTTGGGCTCGAGGAACCTGCGACCTCAGCCGAGCAGGTCGAGCGCGCGTTCCGCGTCATGGCGAGGCTGCGGCACCCCGACCAAGGCGGGACGCACGAAGCGTTTATCCGGCTGCAGGCCGCCAGAGATGCCGCGCTCGAGCAGCTTCGAACGAGCTAGCCCTTAGCCGCGATCGCCGCGTCGAGCTCGGCCGTCTGGCCGCGGATCTCCGCAAGCACGGCCGCAATCGCTCTCTCCTTCTCGGGCCCGTCGGGTAGCGACGTGACCCCGCGCTGCGCGGCAAGGCGCAGCGCGATCGAGACGAGCTGCTCGGCGGCAGCCGGAGCGACGGTGAGCAGAGCGATGGCGAGGTTCACGGCTTCACCCCACGCGCTGCCAACCAGCGCAGTAAGTCAGACGAGACGCTGGCGACCCCCGCAGACGCGCGGGATAGGCCCGCCGCTGCGCCTTTGCAGGCCGGGGTGTCCTCTCCTGCGGAGCACGCCGCGATCGTCGCTTGGCGCGCATTCTCCATCGCCTCGACCGCGGCGTCGCCCGGCACGAAGAACGCCTCGCGGATGGCGGTGCACTCCGAAGCGCTCGAGACGGGCGTGCGGCAGTACGCGATCGCCGCTTCCCGGGCGCCCGCGAGCGTCGTGAGCGCGCTGTAGTAGCGATCGGTCGGGGTCGTCCCGCACGCGAGCGCGGCGAGCGAGACGAGCGCGGCGAGCGAGATCAGGCCCGCGCGTCGGTGGGCGAGCAAGTTCTCCACGAGACGGCGGAGAAAGCCGAACGCGGCCGAGCCCACGGCGACGAGCGCGATCGCGACCTCGAGCGGCGTGTCGGGTACGTAGTGCACGAGGATCGTCACGAGGTAGCCCGTCAAGCCGACGGTGCTCGCGTCTTTGACGGCGCCGCCGACGTAGGAGCTCGGGTTGCGCGCTGCCGCCACGGTGTTCACCCCCTCTGGATGTAGAGCACGTGCTCTCGTTCGCCCGCAAGATGCGCGCGAAGTGCCTGCATGGCAAGGACACCCCCCGAGAGGTCGACGTCGTGCTCCGGGCGCGGCGCGTAGTAGTGCTCGCGGCCGACGAGGATGCAGCCGCGTGTGTCCTCGACCGTATCGCCGCCGTGGAAGAGGATCGCGCTGCGCGCTTTGCCCGCCGCGGGCTGATGGCTCACCGTGGCCCCGACGAGCGCCCACGTGTCCCGATACTTCGGGCCCGAGTGAGGGACCAGCTGATACGAGCCTTCGGGCACGCAAGAATCCGGCCCGTTTCCCTTGAACGTGTCCTCGAGCGTCGCGAGCACGAAGCCGTCCTCGAGCTCGAGCACTCCGCAGGTTGCGCGGCGCAGGTAGAGGCGGTGAAGCCACAGCTTCATCGGCGGTCCACCAGGATCCGCAGCGTCGCGTTCACGTCCGCAAGCGACATTTCCACCGCGCGAAGCCGGCGCTCGAGCTCGCTGGCGTCTCCGCGGCGCTCGCGACCGTCGCCCTCGCGCGCCGCCTCGAGCGCGCTTTGCCGAGCAGCCACCGAGCGGAGCTCGACGCGCATCTCCGCAATCGTGCGGTACGTCCCGAGTGCACCCGCCGCGCCGGCCGTGATCGCCGCGAGCGCGAGCGATCCGATCCACCCAACCATTCGGCCACTCAGGGTGATCGCGCCGTCGGTGCGAATCATGGCGACGCCCTCCCGGGAAGTGCACAGACCACGCCAGTCTTCAGGATGAGGCTCATAGCGGCGTGCACGTCCCGGACTCAGCCCGAATCTGAGCGGGAAGCTTGCAGAGTGCTCCGCTGAAGTTGTCTCCGAAGGCCCCGATGCCATCGGAGTCCCACGAGCACGCCTCCTGGCACCACCAGCTCGGCGGCTCGGAGCGCGTTCGGTAAAGGGTGTTGGGGAAGTCGAGGTTCGCGTCCGAGTGAGGCCCGCTGGTGCCCTCGTTGGTGCCTGGGCAGGAGTCACCGAAGGAGGTGCCACACGAGCGATTGGAGGTGGTGCCAACCGGGTCCACGAAGTCGAACGCCTCGGAGCCGCCGTGCGTGTAGACGTTGCGCTCTGCCCAGGTGAGGTTGGCTCCAGTCCCGCCGGCACCGTCGCTGTTCAGGCTCTCGCCGTTTCTCTGAGGCGGGTCACAGCCAAGCGAGTCGGCATAGGGTGCAACCGTGAACACCCAGGAGATGTTGCCGATGATGTTGAGTTCGTCGGCTGCCCAAGGCGCGGGGCCGTCGTTGCCTTGGTAGTCCATGGTGATGCCGTTGTGGGTGCCGGGGATCGAGCTGCCGCAGTCGGTGCGCCTTGAGCGATTGCGGTAGGCCGTGATGTACTTGCCGTTGCGGCCCCACCAGAGGTCGGCAAGAAGCAGCTCGTCGTCGCAGTCGTTGCCCTCGAAGAGCGTGGCCCGCGCATAGTGGCCGTGGTTGAAGGCGCAGCGCTCACCCGTGGTGGCGTCCATGTCCACGAAGTTGTAGGCCCAGACGGTGGCCTCGGCCATCTCGATCTTCGAGCCGATCCGTGGCGCGCTGATCCAGTTGTTCTCGAACACGTTGTCGGTTGCGCCCTCCTCGAAGCTGAAGCCCTCCGTGTTGAAGGAGATCGAGGAGTCGGTGTTGGTGAGGTAGAGGCCCTGGAACCAGCCCTGCGCTGTGTACTTGATCTTCGCCCAAGCCTCGTACACGCGGTCGATGTCCACGTTCACCATCCACACCTCTGCCGTCTCGTTGAAGACGGCAGCCGCGTAGTAGATGTTGGTGACAGAGTCGCCGCCCACGGCGATTCCAGTGTCCGTCGTGAGGCGAAGGTTCTCGACGCCGAACTTCTCCACCGGCGTCCAGGGGCGTGCGATGAACGTCACACAGCCTGCGGCGTTGTAGTCAAGGAGAAGCGGTCGGTCGAAGGTGACGTCGTTGCCGCTGATGTTGGTGATGCGGGCGTAGTGGTTGAAGGCCGGCGGGTCGGATCCACCGTTGAGCAGCTCGTCGATGTGCTCGCAGGCGAGCGCTCCTGCCATCAGGATGTTGATCCAGCCGCCGATGGAGAAGCCCGAGACGCTGGAGAGCGTGATGGTGGTGGTGCCGGTGGTGTAGTTGGCGGTCCAGGTGGCGCTTGTTCCGCGCGCGGTTGGGGAGCAGACGGAGATGAGCATGGCCCCGCTGTTTGCGTCACAGAGGCCCGAGTTGATGTAGGTGCGCCCGACCGTCGTCCGGCGCAGAGCCGTCCCGGTGCGAGACGCACCCCGGATCACAAGCCTCCCGTTGCTGGTGGCGACGCCCGAGGACATCGCGTAGTTCCCGTCCGGCAGGTACAGCACGACATCGTCCGGGGCGGCATCGACAAAGCAGTCGAGGTGTAAGCCGCTGGACGTGCTCACCAGCGTTGCGCAGGTGCCTGAGCCAACGATGGTGCGGATCGTCTCTTTCCCGCTGGAGCACGGGTTGGCCCCGCACGTCACGTCGTACTCAGGCCACGACTGCGCTGCCTCGTAAGTGCTTTCGGCGATAGCGGCGTGCTGCCAGATGGTGACGCGGCTGGAGGCCACATTGAGATCGCACAGCCCCGTTGGGCACTCTGGGGCAAACGCTCCGCCGCCTCCGCCCCCACCCCCGCTTCCTCCGCTCCCGACCAGCACGGGCGCGAATGGAATCGGAACAACGGTGGACTGCGGCGCTGGCACCACTGCCACCTGCGCAAGGGCCAAAGTGGCGAGCAGCAGCAGAATCAAGGTTGCTGCTACTCGCATGGGACTTCCTTCGGCTGCGAGGTCGTTAGCCGCCCGTCCTGGTAGAGGAACTTGCGCTCAAGGAAGCAGCGTCGGGGCGACTGGGGTTGGGACGACGGGAAAGGTCAGGGACGCGAACGTCGAGGCCCCCCTGCGCCCTTGGGCGTCCTCGCACGCGAAGTCGATGGTGCGCACGTCGCTTCCCGGCAGAGCGCGCGGAGCGCTGGCCGTGGCAAGGGTGACGGTGCCGCCCGGCGTGCCCGCGTTGACGCTGAGCAGCGGCGCGCCCGAGGTCTCGCGCAGCACGAGACGCACGCCAGGCGCGGACGTGATGTTGTCGCCCGGACACACCTGCACGCTGAGAGCCGTCGTGGCCCAGTTGCGCGAGCAGGCGGGGGCAGTGGCCGTTCCGCCTTGGCAGGGCGACTGGGCGGAGGCGGCACGGGCGAGAAGGACGAGAACGAGCAACGTGAGAATCGGTTTCACGATGCGACTCCCGTGGCAGGTTGATTTTCTTGCGGTCGAGGCTTCGGCACGGGTGAGCGTGGAACCGGACTCGCCACGATGGCGTCTGGATTCCATGCCTCGAATCGCTCGGGATCGCATCGCGGAACCACGAGCACGCGATGCGGCCCGCACACGATTGCGCACTCGGCGCGGCGCTCGTCGTGTCGCAGCAGACAAGCACCGAGGTTATCTCCCTGACTTCTGTCACAGGAGATCGCGAGCAGCGTCGCCGCGAAAATGAACCACCTCACGGGTTAGCACCTCCGTTCGGGTTCTCCGTCGAAGTGAGCGGAGGGATCAACTCGATGTATCCGCTGAGCTTGAACACGTTGTTCGCGCCGGCCGTGTCAGTTACTCCGTCGATGGCTACGCCGATCATCGACTGACACTCATCCGCCAAAACCGCTGTGTTCCCGCATGACGTTCCGTCGCCGGTGAATGCGTTGCCGAGCGGCCCAACAATCCCGAGGCGCGTCAAACTTGTCGAGACTGGGCGGCCGATGTCATAGGCACCGAGTACAAGCGGGCCAAACACGAACTGACTCTGTGTCCACGTTGTACACTGCCCGTTCCCGTCCTCGGCGGAGCAGTACCACTCGCGTACGCGAAGGTTGATCGAGTCTTCCGGTGAAGTGCTCCAGTTGGTGTTATCCGTACGGACGAACGTCGCGCGCTTGAGGAGCATGCGCTTTCGCAGCGGCCAGGTGTTTTGTCCGCCGTTCGTGCCGATGTTCGCCGCACTACACGAAAGGGCTGCGGTCGCCGTAGCCGGAGGCCCGCCCGCGAATAAGCAGTCGCCGTTCGTCCCGGTCGTCGGGGCCGTGCTTTGATTCATACCAAAGTGCAGGCGCACCTTGTTTTCGGATTCGATGCCACCGCAGTTCGGATACTTGACTCCCGCAGAGGTTCCGCCACCTAGCTGTGAGCCATCAAGAATGATAGTGGCGCTGCTGTTCACCAGGCTTTCGGCACAGCGGAAGTAAAACTTGCCGGTCAGGTTATAGACCCCGGCGTCGTCAACCGCATCCGAGGACGCCGAGGTCGCACCGCCATCCTCCGAGGAACCGATAAAGCTATTGATGCTGACCGCATCACCGCCGCGACTGAAACCAACCGCGAGGTGAATGGCGTCCCAAATCTCGTGTCCGCGATCGTTGCCGAGGCTTCCGCCGATGAATGTGGCGGACGTGATTGCGGTCGTAGCCGGTGGCGTGCATGTCAGCGACAACGGCACCTCGCCAGGACGGCCAATTGTCTGAGCGGGTGAGTCGACCGGGTTGTTATTTCCGGGCGTCCCGCAGACACCGAAAAAGTCCGCGGCACCCGCGCGCCCGGTGCCGATGCTGACGAGATCGAAGAACATCTCGTTCGTTTGAGGGGTTGCCAGGATCCACGCCACGCCCTCCGTCCAGACGTGATCGAACTGGTACTGATTCATGCGGTGGGCAACGATGTTCCCGTAACCGTTGCCCTCAATCACCGTATCTTTGAACGCTCCGTGAGCAGCCGGCGCGTTCTGCGCAAGAGCGGTGCAAGTCCCACTCACGCAGCTCGTGTAAAACGGGAGGTCGAACGTCGCCTGATCGGCTAGCACAAGACCCATCGCGTTGGCTGAGATGTAGCCGGCCTGGAATGATCCGACGAAGTTGCCGTACTGGTGGAAAGCGATTCCCTGATTCTTGATCCGCCAGCCGTGATAGTCATTGCCCCAAGCGTAGTCGTGCTCGACACCTTTGTTGTCGTTGTCGTCGTTGTTCCCCTCGATGGTCACGCGAAAGTCCACGTGATTCGAGCGCGTCATGTTGTCGTTCCACCAGCCGACAACCGTGTAGGGCGAGTCGAAGATCGTGGCGCTGTTCAATTGATTCACGCGCTGGCGCGGCCACTCGATCGAGTAAACCGTCGTCGCATCCGGCGCGGCGTCCAGCTCGACAACCCACTCGTCGCCGGCAGCGGGTGTGCAGCCGAGCGCACTTGACCAAGTGAGCGTGCGCTCGGTGTTGGACGCGATCTGCCGAGTGGACGCTGCGGCGCAACCGCTGATCCACCGCACTCGGTAGGTCGTCGCGAGTTCGTTCGTGTGCCAAGACTTGTCGTCGTCGGTCACGCTCGTCGTCGTTGCGGAGTCGCCCGTAGCGTCGATGATGCCGCGACTCATGCAGGCGATGGTGAGGGTGTCGGCGTCGTTCGCCGTGATCGCCACCGTCCCGCCGCTGCCGGTGCCACCCGTCGCGCGATACCGCCAGCCCTGCCACTGATTCGTTGTCCACCCAGCGCCAGAATCCTCGACGGTTCCGCAGTCTGGCAGAGTGCCGGCTCCCGTCGTTCCGCCCGCGGAGGCCGTCAGGCTGGTCAGCCCGTAGACCCCACTCCCCGTGTTCACCGTCAGTTCGCCGAAGAAGCGCACGCGCTCGTTCAGTTGCCCGAAGTTTTGTCCGGCGAAGAAGCGGTTGCCGAACTTCGCGAAGAGCCAAGGCTCGGTTTGCCCGGTCATACTCAACGGAACGTACGAGCCTTGGTGGAAGACGTAGGTGATGTTGTGGCCGCTGGTCCAATTTGTATCGGCGTCAGCGCCCAGCGGATTAATGTGTGTGTTGGAAGCTGGACTCACCGCGGATGAGTAAGGGAAGATACCCCAGCAGATGCGCCCCGGTCCGAAGTCGTAGCCGTCCGTGAAGAGGACGTTGGGCGAGCGCCCGCCAATGTGCGCGACGATGTCGGCATCCGCCGGAGACGCCCCGGTCGAGTCGAGCACCGGACGAGTGAGTAGGTCGCAGCGGTCGTTGTAGAGCGTGAGAGTCTGCGTGTTCGCGTTGTAAAGGATGCCGGTCTCAAGGTCGCCCACATAATCGACGGCTGACTCGGCGTAGTTCAGAGTGCCGGACGGCCTGCGCGAGCTTGCGTACCCGCCGCATCGCACCTCTACGGTGCCGCCGCTGGCCGCCGTCCCCACGTTGAAGCGCAGGAACTTGGGCCCGAGCGGCCCCACCTCCGAGCCGGTGCGCCCCGTCCCCGTGACGGTGACGATCTGCGTGCCGCTGGAGGTGGCGGTGGTGGCGGTGTCTACGAGGTAGCCCGTGAGCGAGGGGCTGCCGCCCGCGGAGACGGCGCTGAAGGAGAGGTAGGCACAAGAGCGGACGTCGGTGGCGTCTTGATCGCCGGCGTCGGTCGAGGTCCACGCGAACGTGATGTATTCCCCAGCGCGAGCTCGGGGCAGACTCCACGTGCCTGCAACGCTTGGGAGCGCGGCGAACCACACGAAGCACAGAGCAAGCACAGCGCGCAGCGTCCTCATTCTCGAATCACGACCTCCCCCGCGACCGGCGCGGGCGTGGTTTCGGTCGGCGGCGCGAGAAGCACCTGCTCCTCGATCCCCGGCTTGGGCACATACGTCTCGGGCGCCGGCGCCGTCGCGCGGCGCATGCGGTTCGCCCAGTTGATGAGCGCGACTAGCGCCGCGTCTGCTTTGGCGCGCGCGAGCTCGCGCAGCGGCGAAGGCGCTTTGTGCGGCGGCTCGTAGGGATCGAAGTGCCCGAGCGGCTGCCACTCCGCGAGGAACTGCGCCTCGGAAAGCAGCGTCCGGCGTGTCGCGCCCGCGCGCGCAACCGTCCAGCGCCCGCCCTCGTCGCGGTAGGCGTACACGTACTCGGGCGGGAGCGGAGGAGCCTCGCGACGCTTTGCTTTGACGCGCATCAGCTCAGCTGCCTCGAATCGGGCTGAACGAGAGCCCGGTGAAGTCGATGTCGACGTTTCGCTGCGTGGTTCCCGCTTCCTTCACGATGACGACCGGAATCCAGTTTGTCGTCTCCGCGCCTTCGGGCAGGTTCGCGTCGTTCGTGATCGCGGTCGTGATCGTCCAGTCGACGCCGTTGGTCGAGTAGAAGAAGTCCGCGCGCGACCAGTCGCCGTTCAGGAAGATGCCGAGCCAGATGTAGTTCGTGTCCACCGTTGGCCCGGTGGCGGTCGCACAGTCCTGCACCCCGGCGTCCTCGCCGCAGCCGCGCCACGCAGTCGAGGCGTCCACGTCGTAGAGCCAGTAGACTCCGTCGGTTGTGTTCAGCGGCTGGGTCGCGCCGCCGTCCGAAAAGCCCGAGAGCACCTCGTAGTCCTCGGTCCCCGCCGTCGCGAGCGCCTCGACCGCGATGCGCGCAAGGTGAAAGGCGGAGCTCTCCTCCGGATTGATCCCGGTCGTCCCCGACGCGGACAGCGCAATCGCCGCGCGACCCGTCGCCGTCGTCCCCGAATCGCACTGCAGCGCCGCGACGGGGTTTTGCGTGAGGCTCGTCGCGAGATACGTGCCGACCTGGCAAGACGCGCCCGTGCCGCTCACGAGGTTCGTCAGCTCCGCCGTCGCGCCGCCGAGGAACTCGCTCCAGGAGTCGAATAGGTTCGAGAGCCTGACCCGCTCGAGCGGCCGCCAGCGCGAGGTCGTCGCGTCGTAGGAGAACGTGATCGAATCGCCCGGCTGAAGGAACCACGCAGCGCGGTGCGGGAACGTGATGCGGTTGGCCGCGCTGGAGCTCGAGCTCTCGTGCGGCAGGATGATGAGCCGCGCGCCCGCGCCGCCGGGATCGGTCGCGTTCTCGATGCGCAGCAGCCGCCCACTCGAGCCGCCCGTGACGCCGGTGATCTGCAGGGTGACGGTGGGCGTGAGGCGGAGCGTGACCGCACGCGCCGGCTGCGTTCCGTTCCATCCCGTCGGCGCGTAGTCGTTCTGCGAGGCGCTCGGGGAGTCGCTCACCACGGCGAGCGCGAAGCTCGTGAACGCCAGGTTCCACGGCAGCACGTGCGCGCTCACGTTGTTCGGCGTGCTGGCGTCTTTCTGCCACACGACGTTCGTTCCGCCGCTCGCCGCTGCGGGGGTCGTGTCGTCGAAGTCGGCGTCGGTCGCGGCCGATCCGTTCACGCTGACGTTGTCCCCACCACCGCCGGCGCCGTCGTCCGAGTTGTCGGCGAAACCGATGGGGACGCCGACAAGCTGCGACCACTCCACCTTGCCCGTCGCCTGATTCGGGAAGCCGCCGCCGATCGTGTCGTCGAGCTCCTCGAGGGCAGGCCCGAGCGCCGTCGCGGTGAAGTTGGAGTCCGCGTCGTCGAAGGGGAGCGAATCGTCGTCGAGCACGTCGGCGCCGCCCGCGTGATGCTCGCTCGCGTGCGACTCTTCCTCCAGATCCGCGGTGACATCCGTTCCCGCGTTCTGCGTAAGGCCGTGCGTGCCGGCGGACAGGGTGAGCGGCGCGCTGACGGTGATCTCTTCCGCGACGCCGGTGCCGACCGTGGTACGCCCCAGCAGTCGAGCGGTCGACATCGACGTCGAAATGGTGCCGCCCGACTGCGTGATCGGAGCCGTGGCCGACAGCGCGCCGTAATCGCCCGCCTCGGGGACGTCGTCATCGGCCGTACAGCCTTCCGCGGCCCCCGCGGTATCGACGCCGGCGGCCCACTGATTCGCGCCGCAGTTGCCACCGTTGGACTCGAGGGCGTCGGCCTGCCGCACCTCGAAGATCACGTCCTCGGCGGCGACGCAGCGCGCATCGGGCGCACCCGCCCCGGTGCAGCGAATCGGGTCCGCGTCGCCCTCATTCTCGAGGTCGGGATCCACCGCGGCGACGCCCTGCACCGAGACGTTGTCCCCGCCTCCGCCGCCCGGCGTGTAGCACTCCCAGGCCGAGTCGCCGGCGTCACGGCGGATTGACTGGCCGCCCGTGCAGCCGAGATCGTCGATGATCGCCGAGGCGTTGACCGAGCCCCCTGCGCTCGCCACCGCGACATTCGAACCACAGCTGAACTCGAGGATGCTCGTTCCGGCGCCGACGGCGACGCGCTGGACGCGCAGGCGCCGAAAGCGCGGAACGAAGATTGCCTCGCCGTCCGCGGTGAACGTGGCTTCGACCTTGCTCTCGGTACACGCCGCGTCGCTGCACGAGTAGACCGTGGCATCGCCGCCCGCGCCGTCGGCGAAGCCGACCGAGACGGTGCGGCCGAGCGGCCCGAGCCCGCGCACGCTCGAGAAGCCCGTCGAGTCGGTGGCGTCGAACCGATACTGCGAAGCGTTGTCATTCGCGCAGATCGTCGGGTCGACGTTGACCCACTGGGCGGCGGACGCCGCAAGCGACGCAAAGCAGAGCGCGAGCGCGAGGAATGCGCGCCTCATAGCTGCCGGTTGCTCAGCACGTGCGCCTCGGCCGCCGCCTTTTCGTCCTCGGCACGGGCCGCCGCCTCGAGCGCTGCGCTCGGCGCGAGCGGCGCAAACTGCTCGAGGAGCTCGCGCGCCGAGAGCAGAAAGATCGGGCTGCCCGGCGACGAGACGGCCCACTGCCCGCTCTCCGTAGGCGCGGCGTAGACGTACTCGGGCGGCGGGACGGGCATCACGCGGCGGCGCAGTTTGATTGAATCCATGAGGGCCTCCTAGTCGTAGAAGCTCGCGTCGTGCGTCGCGTGGATGTGCCAGTCGGTTTCGCTGGTCGTCACGGCGTCGAACCGGATGTACGTGTGCTTTTGGCCCGCGGCGATCGAGCCGAGCGTGCCATTGTTGCCCGAGAGGTTGCGCGGCGTGTTGGCCGCCGCGCCCGGGTTGTAAGTCGTGATCGTCCCGACAAAGCGCATGGGGCGCGCATGCTGCCAGCCGAATGCGGTCTGATTCGAGTCGTCGCCGGTCGCGACCAAGGTGCCCGGAAAACCCGCGGTGCCAGTCGCCAGCGTCGCGACGCTCGTCGCGTAGTCCGCCGTCTTGTCGAACCCGACCTGGCACGCGGCGAGCGTTGCGTCGAAGTCGTCCACGCGCAGGCTCGAGGAGATGTCGCCGAACGCGAGCCACGCATCGGTGACACGGAACTCGATCGTGGCCGCGTTCATCGCGAGCAGGTCCACGTAGATCTCGACCCCGTTCTGCGCGTCGGTCATCGCCCCGAGGTCGAACGTGTGCGTGAAGGCCACCTCGTTGCCTGCCGAGAGCGCACCGGGGAACGCTTGCGTCAGCCGGTTGGTCATGTTCGCCGCGGCGAACTTCGTCGCGTTGGCGTGGTCCGGCCCTGTGTTCGAGGTCGAGCGCACGTGGAAGTTGGGCGTGATCGAGCCGGTCGTGCCCGAGTGCCGCACCTTGATCCCGAACGTCACGTTCTTGGCGCCGAGTAGCGCCCCAAGCGCGCGCACTTTGCCGCGCCCAAGGCGCACGCCGAGGCGCATGTTCGTGATCCCGGCGGCGCCGGTGAAGGCGAGGCCCATCGGCGAGAGGGCCCCCGAGTGAAGGCCGGACGAGACGCGCGTCCAGGTCACGGTGCCCCCGGTCGGGAACACGAACCACTCGTCGCAGATGTAGGCGTCCACGCCGCTCGCGACGGTGCCCGTCGCCGTCTCGCTCGGGAAGCGCTGCGAGACGAGGAAGGATCCATTCACGAGCTCGTTCTCGCCCACGATGGCCGCAGCGATCGCGCTCGCAATCTGCGTCGGGACCGGCGTTCCGACCGCTTCGTAGGCGTGCGTGCGCGCGCCGGCGTCGAGGTTGTTCAGGACCGCGAGCAGCTGGAACTGGATCTTCTGCAGCTGCACGAGCAGGGTCGCGGAGTCCGCGAGCGCGAGCGGGTTCGTCTCGACCTGCTGCTCGGCTGTGTTGAGGCCCTTGATCTTGCCCAGCGTCAGCGGGTCGGTCGCGTCGAACTCGGCGTCCCCGATCGAGTTCGCCGGTGGAATCGCCGAGGGGCCCGAAGCGGTCGCCAAGTTGGCAAGCGCCCAGGCGCGCGTCACGGCGTCCTGTCCGGAAGTCGGGTCGGCGAGGTTCTTGATCCGGTTGCTGCGTGCGTCGAAGGCCCCCGCGCCATCGGTATCGGTTTCGCCAAGGCGCGGCGCGCGCTCGACGAGGTCGCGCGTGCGCTGATTCTGATGCACGGCGCGGTCGAGCTGCTCCTCGAGCGCCTCGGCCGGGAGCGACGTGCCTCCGACGAGGTCGACCTGCTGCTTGAGCTCGGGGTCGTGAATGATGTGCAGCGTGACGCCCGTCGCCGGCGCCGTGACCATCGTGACCGTTCCGCCCGCCGGCGCGTCCTCGCCGGCCACGCTGTAGTGCGTGCCGAGCGTCTTCGTCGTCTCGGTTCCGTCGGCGGCGCGCTCGATGACGAGGAGCGCTGCCGCGTCGCGGAACATCCAGGGCACGGCGAAGGCGACCGTCGCGCCGTTGCCGGCATAGGACACTCGGACCTGCTCGCTCGTGACCGCCATCTATCGGCTCCTGCCGCTGCGCGAGCGCGCGGCCGTTTCGTCATCCTCTACCACACCCTCCGCCGTTTGCAGCGGCCAGTCCGCGGGCACGCCCTTGGCGAGCGCGGTCGAACGCAGCGCCGCCCAGAAGAGGTCGCCCCAGTCATCCTCATCGAGCGCCTCGTCGACCGCGCGGCCGAGGTTCGCGGCCTCCTTCCAGTAGACCCCGAGCCAGCCCGGCGCCTGCACGCGGCCGCTCGAGTAGGTGCTCCACAGATCGCGCACGCCGGGCACGAGGCCGAAGAGCGAGCCGAGCACTTCCTTGCCGAGCTTCTCGGGGATCTCGTCCTCGTCCGCAGGCTCCGGGCCGCCCGGGAACGCCGCGTAGATGAGCTGCCGCAGCCCAAAGCCGAGGATCGCCGGGAAGGTGACCGCGGTCAGCACCGCGGCGGCGGTCGCCGGGACCGAGTGGTGCCTGCGCCACGAGCCGCTGACTTGATTCAGCTGCGTGTTGAGGTAGGTCCCCATGAACGTGAAGATCTCGGCGAGCGTGCCGCCGTGGGTGAGCAGGCGCGCCTGCGAGACAAGCGAGCCAGACCCCTGCGAGAGCTTCACCGTCGAGTCGGCCACCTCGGCCGCGTCCCGCGCCGAGCGGCCTTGATCGCGCGCGAGCCGCTCGCTCGCGAGCCAGACGGGGAGGTCGACCGCAAACAGCTGCACGCCCGCAATCGCACGCGCCCCGACGTGCTGCACGAAGGAGAGCGCGCCGGCGCGGCCCGCGACGCGGCGCTCGATCTCCTTGATCTCGCGGTCAAACGTCTCCGTCCGGGCGCGCAGCATCGCCGAGCGCGCCATCACCTCGCGGTAGGTCTTCTGCGCCCGCGCGAACGAGCCTTGCCCGAGCGCGTCGAAGAGCCCGCGCGCGAGGTAGCGCGCTGCGACCAGGTGGCGCGTTCCGGTGCCGACGGTGCGGCCCTCGACGTTCTCGACGAGCTGCTGCAGGCCGTTGGCGAGGCCCGTCGGCTGGACCGCGAGCGTGGTTGCGCGCGCGAGCAGCACGAACGAGCCCGCGCGCGCGCGCATCCCGCGCGCGAGCGCCTCGATCTCGCGCAGGCCCCCCGCGTGGCCGACGTCGCCGCTCATCGCCTGGAGCCACGGGAGCCAGAACTGCGAGACGCTAAACTCGTGGCCGAGCTGCGCGCGAATTTCTTCCTGGAGTTCGCGGCCCTGCAGCGTCTTGTAGGCGTCGAGGATCGGCTCGCGGAACGAGAGGTCGAGCGACACGTCCTCGAGGTGATCGAGCAGCATCGCGAAGGCGTCGAGCCGCAGCGCCCGGCTGCGCAGCATGGTGCGCGAGCGCGTGAAGTAGTGCGTCGGCTCGACCTTGCCGACGCCCGTGCCCTCGCGCCGGAAGACTTCGGCGGCTTCGCGCAGCGCCGCCGCGTCCGAGCGCGTCGGGTCGTAGAGCGCCGGGAAGTAGCCGCCCGTCAGCTTCACCCCGCCCGCCTCGAACGGGACCGGCTCGAGCGGCGTCGGCGCAATGCCCGAGAGTCGGCGCTCGTGCTCGAACACCTCGGCGCGCATGCCCTCGAGCAGCGCCCACACGCGGTTGGCGAACTCGAAGTCTTCGGCGTCGAGGTGGTCGGCGAGAATGCCCGCGAGCGCGGCGCGCTGATCGGCGAGCTCCATGCCCTCGAACCAGTCGTACCCGCCCGTCAGCTTCATCAGGCTCGAGTCGTTGCCCATGTGCAGCAAGATGCCGAGGAGCGTCCGGCGCGTGAGCCACGCGGGCGCGCCGGCGCCCGCGCGCGCGAAGCGATTGCGCAGCCGCGTCTCGGGCAGGATCTCGTCGTAGCGACTGCGACCGCGCGAGGTGATGAAGCGGTCGGCGAGCGCGCGCACGGGCGTCACGTGGCTGCGCATCCGGTCGGCGTGCTGGCCTTCCGCCGCGACGAACGGGTGCACGAGCACTTGGAAGAGCATCGAGGTCGTGTCGCTGCGCACGAGCGCAGAGAGCAGCGCCTCGACGCCCGTCACCGCGGCCTGCGCACGGCGCCCAAGCGCCCAGAAGTGATCGCCGAGCTCCTCGGCGCTGCGCGTCGTGACCGCACGCGCGAACGATCCCAGCGTCGCCGGCACGGCAACCAGCCGCGGCGAGCGCGTCGCCGGCCGAAGGACTCCGCGGCGAATCTCGGCCGCCATCGTGTTCCGCACTGTCTCGCGCTCGATCACTTCGCCCTGCACGGTCGTCTCGTACTCGCGGCGCGCGGCGTTCGCGATCGAGTCGAGGGTCTGCACGAAGCCCTGCCACTCTTCGAAGGTGAGCTCGCGGTAGTTCGTGCGCGCACCCTCGAGCATCCAGCGCGGGACCTCTTGCCAGATCGCCGAGTCGGCCTCGAGCGGGAGGTCGGGCACCGCGAGCGCGTCGCCGGCCGCGAGTCGCTGGCGAAGCCACTCGATGAACGGGGTCCGGCGTCGCAGGATCTCGGCGCCCGACAGCACTCGCAGCGAGACGGCCTCGAGCCGCGAGTCGATCATCTCGAGGTAGCCGTGGCCCGCGAGGCCGATCTTCTTGCGCACGGCCGGCGAGCGTTCGTAGCGCCGCGCCTTGGTGAGTCCGCTGCGCACGGACTCCTGCGCCTCATGCGCGTACTGCTCGACAAGCGTATGCAGGAGCTCGCGCCGCAGCTCGGCCGAGACGCGCGCGAAGTCGCCGGCGCGCGCCGCCCGCCACGCTTCCCGGCGAGCGGCCCGTGCCGTCTCCCGGTGAATGCGCGGGCCGCGCTCGAGCTCGGACAGTGTCTTGCCCGCGACCATGCGGCGCGCCATGTCCTCGACCACGCGCCGCGGGGAGGGCTCTGACCCGCCCTTGGCGTGCGCGATCGCTTCCTCGTCGAGGAGGAACTGAATCCGCGCCTCGCCGGTCACGGCCTGCGCGGCCAATTCCTCAAGCACCCCCGGACCGAGCTCGCCGAGCGCCGCGAGCCGCTCGCGGGCGCGCGCCTCGGCGACGCGCTCGCGCGAGCCCGCCTCGACCGAGCCCGCGGCGAGGAGCGCACGCACCAGGTCCGCGCCCCGGTCGAACCCGAACTGCTCTGCGACCGTGTCGGGATGGACGCCGTCCTTCGAGGCGGTGAGCCACGAGCGCGCGCCCGTTGGAACCGCCTGGATGGCCCGGCCCGCGGGCGTGTCCGCGCCAAAGAGCTCGAGCATCGCCGCGCGTGAGAGCTTGACGCGCGGCACGTCCGCCGGCGTCTCGCGACCGAGCAGCTGCCCCGTCCGCAGGTAGGCGTCGGCCTGCCACACCGGCTCGCGCGCCATCTCGGCATCGACCTCGGCGCGGATCTCGACAAGGGCCTCGCGCTCGCGCCGCTTGCGTTCGCGCTCGAGCTTCTCGAAGAGCCCGCGCCGCTTGGCCACTTCCTGGAGCTGCGCGCGATCGAGCCGCTCGCGCGCCGATGCCTGCGAGCGCGCGATCGACGCCTCGAGCGTTCGGCGCTCGGCCTCGGTCAACTGCTCGCGCGCGAAGACGCTCGCCGTCACGTCCTCGCGCGTCTCGGCGGCGATCGCGTCGTCGGTTGCGAGGAGCCGATCGAACACGGCGCGCACGTCCTCGGGCAGCGCGGCCTCGCCGGTGAGATCGCGCAGCGAGCGGTAGAGCGAGACGAGCCACTCGCGCATGCGCGCAAAGGCGGCGCGCAGATCCGCGCTCGGCGCGCGCCCTTCGCGCAGATAGCCGAGGAAGGCGTCCGCGAGCCACTCTTTGCCGGCCGTGTCGAGCGGCGCAAGCGGCCCGTCTGCGGGCCTCCCGGTCGCGCGCAGCGCGGCGCGCACCAGCGTCTCCGCGTCCTTCGCGACCCACTCGGGCGCGTCCGGCGACTCGGCCTCGTCGAGCAGGCGCAGCGTGTAGTAGTGGCCGAGCTCGTGCAGGCCGGTCGAGAGGTCGGCGGAGCGCGCAAAACGAATGAGCGCGTCGCGCATGTCGGCGGAGAACGTGATCGAGCCGCGTTCGGTGCCGCCACGTTCTTGGCTCCGGCGCTGGGAGAAGGTCTGCGCTCCGGATTCGCGGAATCCCTCGAAGTCCTCGCCCCTGGCGGAGAATCCAGGCGCGACCGCGTCGAGAAAGCTGACCCCAAATGCGCGGCCGAATCCTCCGAGGTTCTTCGTGAGCGCGCGGTCGATCGCCGCGCGGTCCGGGAACACGGCGATCATCGAGCCAGCGTTCGAGTCGCTGACTGCGCGCGCAATCGCGCCGATGCCGCGCTGCGGGTCGCCCGTGCGGAGCCGCCGCATCTCGTCTGGCGACATCGAGAGCCAAGCCGCCGGCACGTACCGCGTGTCGAGGAGCAGGAGCCCCGTCTCCCCGGGCACCCGCTCATTCGCCCACGCGAGCGCTTCCTCCGGGCTCCCAACCCGGCCACCGCGCTCGCGCACCGAAGCCGCCACTCGCCGCAAGCGCCGCTCGAGGATGGCGACCACGCGATCGCGCCGCTTGGGCGGGATCCGGAACTCCCGCTCCGTCTCCACGTTCGAGGCGCGCCCGCCCGGTGCCACGACCAGGCTCCCGGCGAGCTCGATCCCAGAGCCGCGCAGCACGCCGGCGAGGCGATCGGTCACCGCCTGATCCTCGACGCTGCGGCCCGTGTTGCCGCTCGGGTGATTGTGGACGACCCACACCTTCGCCGCGTTCGGCACCGCGAAGCTCGCCGCGAGCGTCTCGATCGGATGCACCAGCGAGCTATCGCGCAGCCCGCGCGAGACGCGCACCACGCGCAGCACATCGCCGGCCGCGTCCGTCGTGACCGCGAGAAACTGTTCCTGCGCGTCCTTGCGGATCGGCGCGACGAGGTGAGCGACCTCTTCGTCGGTGGTGACGCGCGTGAGCCCGGTCGCGAGCGTGCCCGTGCGCACGAGCGCGACGCGCGGCCCGCGCGGACCGCTTACCTTCGGGGCCGGTGCCGCTTCGGGCGCAGCGTCGAAGAGATCGACCTGTACCGGGGCGCGCGGTCCACCTTCAGAAACGGCCGAGCGGCCTCGTTCGTCAGCATCGGCCAGCCGATAGACCGCGCCGCCTTCGGCGACGACCTTCGCTTCGCGGCGCGGAGTGAGCGTGGCATCGGTACCTCCTTCCGGCTCCTCGACCTGAAAGTACTCGTCGGCGAAGCGCTGCGCCTCGAACGCGAGCAGAGCGCGCGCAGCCGCCTCGTCGTCGAGCTGCGTGAGGTCGACGCCTGCTTCCCCGAGCAGCGCGCCGAGCTCGCCGCGCGCACCTTCGATCTCGGCGAGCTGCGCGATCTCGGCGGCCGTCCGCGTCGGCGAGCCCGCAAGCTCGGCGCGGATCGCCTCGAGCACGGCCCCGCGGTCGGCGTAGTCCGTGCCCGGCTGCGCGGGCAGGTACTCGAGCACATCGTGCTCGCTGCGAACAAGCGTGTCGGCATCGCCGACGCTGCGCGCCGTGCGGCTGAAGAGCCCGGGAAAGCGCTTCGGCGTCACGTCCATCGCGCGCAGCTCGCCCGCGAGCACGCTGTCCGGGTGCACGCCGCCGAGTTTCTTGAGCAGGTCAAGCACGGGGTACTGCGGGAGCTTCGGGAGCTTGCCGCCTCGCAGGTCCGCGATGGCCGCGCGCAGCTCGGCGAGCCGGCGCGCGGCGGTCACGTCCTGCACCGGAGCGTCCGCGAGATCCGGGCGAGCGAGCGCGGTACGGGGTGCCGCGCCCACAAAGCGCAGCGCCGGCTCGTCCGCGATCGCCTCTTCGACCGAGATCCCGAGGCGCGCCGCGCGCGTGAGCGTGGCCGCGCGGATCACCGCAACGAGCGTGTCGGCCGCGCGGCGGTCGTAGGGCGAGTGCTCCGCGCCGACGATCGCATCGCGCAGGCGCCGGAAGTGTCCGGCCACGGCCGGCGAAACGGGCGGCGGAGTTTCGACGCCGACCGTCGCGACCGGCGACGCCGCGGCGTCGCGGAGCAGCTGCGCCTCCTCGGTCTCGGTGAGCGTGCGCGGATCGAGCCGCGCCGTTGCGAGCGCGCCACCGGCGGGCCTATTTGGTCCCGGAAGGCCAGCCGGAGCGGCCCCCGGAACCTCCGTGGGCGCGCGGAGCGGCGCGATCGCGGCGAGATACTCGCCCATCGGAATCCGCGCGTCACGTCCCGAGCGCGCCGCCTCGGTGATCTCGGCGAGCGTGCGCGGCGAGAGCCCACGAATCGCGGCCTGCCCCGGCTCGCTCTGGAAGAGCTCGACGAGCTCCGCGGGGCTCATGTGCGCGGTGTCGACGCCCGCCTCTTCGCCGATGCGCTGCGCGAGCGCGCGAAACGACGCCGGCGCGCGCTCGCGCATCGTAAGCGCCGCGGCCGCCTGCTCGACTGCGCGCAGTCGCTCGCGCTCGCGCCGGCTCGCCTCGGCATGCGCCGCAAGGCGCCGCGCGGCGGCTGCGCCGAGTCCGCCCGCGGCGCCGAACACAGCGGTCGCGGTCGCTGCGGCACGGCGCGCCTCGGCGCGCGCGAGACTCGCTTCGTCGCTCGCAGCGCCCGCGGCCCCCGCCCGGGCGACCTGCGCCGCGCCCGCACCCTCGGCGTAGGCGGCCGAGGCATCGCGCGCCGCGAAGTCGAGCGCGGTCTGCACGTCCTCGGTCAGCACCTCGGAGCCGATCGCGGCCAGGTACGCCGCGCCGAACTTCGCGAACGCCGCGAGCGCGGCTCGGTCGCCCGCGAGCGCGGCAACCCTTCGACGCACCGCGGCGAGCGGGCCGCGCAGCACGGCCGAGCCGCCGATCGTTCCGAGCAGCGCCTCGAGTCCGACGAGGTCGAGCCCGGTCTTGATGGCGCCCGTCGCGACGGCGAAGCCGACCAGCGCGTCGCGCGGGAGCATGCGCCCGTCCTTAAGCACGGTGTCCTCGAGCATCGCGTACGTCTCGGCGGTGTTCGCCCGGAACATCTCGCGCCCGGCGCCGGCGCGCGCGCCGAGTCCGGCACCAATCGGGGCGACCTCGGCGGCGAACGCGAGCCCGGCCGGATTGCCGGTCGCGGCCGTGAAGGCAACGCCGGCCGCGAGCGGGAGCCCGCCGCCGATCGCAGCGCCCGCGGCGCCGCCCGCGCTGCTGGCCAAGAGGATCTCCCACTGCTGCGCCACGTCGCCGGCGGCGATCGCGAGCGCGCCCGTGCGATCCTCACTATGGGCGCGAGCGAGCCGATCGTAAACCTGCGCCTCCTCGGGCGACATCCACGGCGGCACGGTCCCGATCGGAACCTCTCGATCGGGCGGCGCGGTCTTGAGCCGTGCCCACTCGGCAGCTTCTTCGGGCGTCTCGGTCCCATAGATGTGCCCCCAGAGCAACTCGCCCTGCCGCACAGACCGGCGCCCGAGCTCGGAGCCGATCGCGGCCTGCTCGCTCGGCGCGCGCGAGCGAGCGCGGCTGTGGAGCGCGCGGCGCAGTCGCAGCCACTCGTGGAGCTGCTTGAGCACGGCGGCGCCCGCGATCGGGTCGCGGAAGGCATCCGAGAGCGCGCGCGAATCGGCGAGCTCGCCGCGGGCGGCGCGGTCGAGCCGTGCCTTGCGCAGCATGCGGCGCGCCTGCGCGGCGTTGCGCAGCGCGACATCGCGCGGCAGCCCAAGCTGCGACTCGAAGCTGAGCGCGAGCTCGGCCTCGCCCGGCTCGGGGATCGTCGCGGCCTCGAACTCAAGGCGTCCGCTCGCAAGGCTTGGGACGCCGACGTCGAGCGCCGGCGCGTCCGGCGCGGCCGGGCGGAAGCCTTCGGGCAGCGCTTCGGGCGCGTCCGGCGCGGCTGGGCGGAAGCCCGCCGGGATGGCACCGCTACTCATCGCGCTCGACCAGCTGCCCGCTTGGGAGCACCCACACCCCGGCCCGCGTCGGATGCGGCCGCGTGCCCGCCGGCAGTCCCGGCGCAGCGCGGCTGCGCTGCGTGCCCGTCGGCGGCGCAAGACGACCGCGAGCGCGCGGGAAGATGCCGAGCGCCGGACCGGGCTCGATGTCGACCCCGCGCTCGCGCACGAGGTCGAGCACCACCTGATCGAGCACCGCTTCCTGCTCGACCGGGTCCGGCGAGCGCTTCTCGCGGTCGGCCCACGCGATGACCGCGAGCTCGGCGCGCTGCCAGAACGCCGTCTCGTCCTCAAGCGACGTCTCGACGACGGGAGCGCCGAACCACGGGTCGACCTGCAGGAGCTTCAGGCGCGCGTTCGCGCGCACGCCGAAGCCCTCGGGCACCCTGGCGGTGCGCTGGCGCAGCGCTTCTTGTTTGGCGCGCCACGTGTCCAGCTCGGGCCCGAGCTTTCCGGCGTCGAGCGGCTCCTCGGCGAGCTGCGCCGGCGTGAGGCCCTCGAGCCGCGCGACCTCCGCCGTGATCGCCGCGCGGCGCGAAGGGGTCACGGCCTCGGGGTCGACGATGTAGCCCCCTCGGCCGGCGACGCCGAACCAGTAGTCCGCCTCGCCGGCCAGGTCGTCGACGCGCTCGAGCACGTCGTCCACCGAGACGCCCGGGCCGCCAGGCCGCCCAAGCTGCGCGAGCTCGCTCTGCGCCGTGCGCTTGCGGTCCGCGCGGTCGCGGTCGGCATCGGCACGAGCTCGCCGCTCCTCGGCGCGCGCCGCGCGCTCCAGCGTCTCCATGCGACGCTGCGCCTTGAGCTCGGCCTCCTCGAGCCACTTCGCCGGCATCTCGGCGAACGGACCCTCGCGCGCAGCGATGCGCTGGCGGAGCGTCGCCGGGTCGTCGATGAGCCCCTGGGCGAGCGCCGCCCCAGCCACCGTGTCTCGGTAGGTCTTGATGCGCTTGTCCCGCTCGACCGGATCCCACTGCTGCGCGTTGCGGATGACCTGCGCGGCGCGCTGGCGCACGGCGAGCGCCTGCTCGGGCGTCGCGGCGCGCGCCTCGTCGTCGGCGAGCTGCGCGAGCGTCCAGTCGTCGTTCGCGGCGGCGTCCTCGACGGCTTGTTTTCGGATCGCGCTCGCGACCTGCAGCGCGATGTCCGCCTCGTCGTCGTCGAGCAGATCCTCGTACAGATCCCGGTACCCGCCCGGCAGATCGCCAGCCGACTCGAGCGCCTGCTCGCGAGCCGACGTCCTGGCGGCCTCGAAGGTCGCGAGCGCCTTCTCGGGATCCCGCTCGGCGAGCGCCGCGGCGGCGGCCTCGCGCAGCGCGCGACCGGCCTCGCGCGCCGCGCGCGTGGCACGCGAGCGGTGGAGGTTGTCGAGCACACGCGCCGTTGTCTCGCCCACCTGCTCGAGCGCGCCGCCGAGCGCCGCCAGCCCGCGGGCGTCGCCGAACACCTCCGGGGTGGCGCGCGCCTCGCGGGGCGCGGCCGGCGCGCCGAGGAGCGGGATGCGAGACGGCACCCTACGGCGTCCTCGGCGGCGGCGGCGGCGGGCTCGGCGGCGGCGGCGGCGGGAGCGGCGTCCTCGTCCTCGGCGACCCCGCCGGGTAGCGCAGCGAGTAGGCCGTCGCGCCGGCGCTCGCGAGCCCCGAGAGCACGGTCCCGGCCGCGGCCAGCCGCCCCGACCGCAGCGTGCTCCGCGCCGCGCTGCGCAGCATGCGATGCTCGGACAGACCCGCGCGGCGCGCCGACAGCGCCTCGCGCTCGATCATCTCGGCGTCGTTGACCAGCGCGTCGAGCGAGGTGCCCTCGAGCGCGACGCCGCTCTTTGCCGCCGCCAGCCGACGATGCGCGAGGAGCCGAGCCCCTTGCAGGCGGACGCGACGCTCCTCGGCGTAGCCCTCTTCTTTGGCGAGCTCGGCGTTGTACCGCGCCGCCGCCGCCTCGGCACCCGCCTGTTTCGACTGCGCGGCGCCCTGGATCACGGAGCCGGCGACCATCACGAGCGGGACGAACCAACCCACACGACCCCCCGAAATATCTCCACGGTTGTTTATTATCACAGCCGCCGAGCACGGCACGCGCGAACTCTGCACGCCGCCGAGCAGTAGACGGCGCTCTCGGCGCGGGTCATCGCGCGCGTCACGCGCGAGCACGTCGAGGCCGCGCTCGCCGCAATCCCGTCCAGCGCGACGTACGCGCTCGCCGAGGCGCTCTACTTCGCGCCCGTCACGAGCTCGCCCATGAGCGCGACAATCGTGCAGGGTGTCGGGCCACGATGCTCGAACGCGAGGAAGCCGTCTTGCCCATGCCCATCCGGCCACGGGAGCGGCACCGAGTCAGCGGTCTCGTCGATGAGGGGTACGGCCGTCGAGAGGAGATCGAAGCGGTCGCGTAGCACGAGCTCGTCGAGCTCAGCACCGGCCGTCGCGCTGCCGTAGTAGAGGCCCTCGCCCGTATGATGCAGGCGCACGACGACGTGCGACCAGCGCTTGGTCTTGCCGGAGGCCGCTCCGCCTTCGTCGCCCGGCTCTGGACGCATCGGCACCAGGAGCGAGGAGTACGGGAGCCCGACGTGCACCACGCTCGCCGGCTCGTCGAGGGTGACCTTTCCGCCCGACACGAGGCGATCGGCAACGCGAGCTCCGTCGGCCAGAATGGCGACGGTTTCGCCCTCATGCGGGATGCCGCTGATGACGGTCGCCGGCGGGCCCTCGTACGTGAGTCCGCCGTCGACGTAGAAGCTGTCTTCGAGCGGCGGCTCGAAGAAGGAGCCCTTCTCGAGGAACTCGACCGAGCGCGTGACGGTGCCCAGGAAGGTTCGTTCCACCGCGAGCCACACCTGATCGCTGTCGCCGTCGGGGTGCGGAATTGTGCACACGTCCTCGATGTAGACCCCGGATCCGCCAAGCTCGACGCGGCAGAAGGCGAGGGCTTCCTGCGCGCGGTCATAGAGCGCAGCGGCGAGCGCCCCGTCCTCGCACGCGGCGAGCAGCAGCCGGTACGGCTCCTGCGCATAGGCCACGCGCCGAATCCCGCCGCGCACAAGATGCGAAGCGAGTACCGTCAGGTCGGGGGCCTGGTACGTCTGCTCGACGTCGGAGAAGAGCACCTCGCGCAGCGCGCGACCGGAGCGCTGGACAAACAGCGACACATTGTCGACCGCGAGCGCCTGCACGCCCGCGCGCGCGCCGTAGTTCACCTGGCGATCGCGCGCGAGCTCGTTCTCGATCGAGACGGCGAGCGCGGGGTCGCGGCCCGCGGCCGGGAAGATGCCCGCCGAGGTGGCGACGGTGAGGATGCGCGTCGCTGCCATCGTCTCGATCGTGACCGCCTCGCCCGCGAGCAGCCGGAACGAGAGAGCGCCCTCTTCGGTCCGGTCGGGACGAAAGTTGTCATAGGCCCCGCCCGGGCGCGTCGCCCAGAGGAGGTCTGGGTCGGCGTCGGTCCCGCCCCACCAAAGGCGCTCTTCGAAGAACTCGAGCGCGCGGGGATAGCCCGACGTCTCGTCCCACGCGCCCCACGCCCAGCGGAAGGTCGACGCCGCGACGACCGAGTCCGGCAGCCGATGCAGCACCGTCGCGGTCGCCGTCGCGCCGCCGGCGGCGACCGAGGTGATGATCGCGTAGCCGGAGCCCGAGTGGATGTATTCCCAGCTCCACCGGCCATCGCTCTCGACGACGCCGTCGGTGTTCGTGTGGATCGGTGGGCGCGTGCCGGAGGTGCTGCTGACCCCAAGGCTCGTCAGGCGGTAGACATTGCCCTCCCAGTGCACGCGATCGTTGACGGCCGAGCTCGTGCCGGTGTCGAGGTTGTGGATGTTCACGCCGGCGGCCCAGAGGGGTTGCTTGCTCTCGGGGATCTCGCGCAGGCGCACGAGTCGGCCCTGATCGCTGTCGGCGAACGTGAAGCCCGTCGCCGTGAGCGTGATGACGCCCGTGATCGCGCTCGCCTGGATCTTAAGACTCTCATTCGTGTTCTCGGCCCGAAACGGCGCCCAGTCGGGCGCGTAGTCCGCGAGCGTGAAGCTCGAGGCGCCCGTGCGCGAGAGCTTTTGCGGCGGCACGGCGGGGTGCGCCATGAAGAGCACGTCGGCCGATTGCCGCACCTGAAGCTGGCGCGCCTGCGCCGCGGTCCACGGCGTCACGAGCTCGAGCGGGAGCCCCGTGCCGGGGTCGAGCAGCTGCCCCGATTGCGTGTAGAAGCGCATCCAGTTCTCGCCGAGCTCGAGCACGTACGCCTGCTCGGTCGAGAAGCGAAACGGGAGCAGCGCGCGGCGGTGTGTGGTGGTCTTCGCCATCGCGACGTGGCGCGTGCCCGCGCGCCGCTCGGCAGGTCCCTCGACCAGCGGCCAAAAGTTGCGCAGGCGCCGGCAAGCCGCGCCGTAGCGCTCCTGATCGACGCGACCGTCGAGCGCCGAGTGCCACTCGCCCGCGTTGAACGCCACCTGCATCGGCGAGGCGCGTCCCATCTACACCACCCCAAGGAGCGCCAGCCGACGGCGGAGCACGTGCTGCTCGAGGATCCAGCAGGCCGAGGCATCGTCCACATTGACGCACTGCACGGTCGCCGTGCCCTCGCGGTCGATGGCGATGGCGATGAGTCCGCTGGTCTCTTGTCGTTCGACGCCGGCGACGAGCTCGCCAAGAACCTGGGCGAGCTCGCGGCGCACGCGCGGCGACTCCGCGAGGGAACGCACCAGTCGAACCGATTTCGCGCCCGCCGCGCTCACGCCCGATAACGAGCCCCGACCCACTCGGAGTCGGAGTCGTCCTCAGTCACCTCCTCCTCGAGCCCGTCGACCGCGCGGGCCGCGTCGAGCGCCGCCTGGTAGGCCGCCTCGGCGTCGGCGCGCTTGCCGCGATCCTGCGTGAGCGGCATGGCGAGCTCCATTGCAAGCCGCGCCGAGAGCGCGGCGCGCAGCATCGGGTCGTAGGTGTTCGCGTCGGTCTGCTGGAACACGTACCGCACGTTGAGGGGCGCGTCCCAATCCGTCAGGATCAAGCGCCCCTCGATCGTCCAGCCCACCTTGGCCGCGAAGTCCTCCTCGTTCACGGCCAGGATGCGCAGGGCGTCGGCCGGCCATGCGTACTCGAACGCCCACTCGAACGCCGGCGTGGTCGCGAGCGCGGCGAGCGCGGTGCGCTTGATGGCGCCGTTCCACGGATGCTCGCGCAGCACCGCGTCGCGGAGCTCGGGCCAGATGGCTTTGGCGAGCCGCGCCGCTTTGACCGGATCGTCGAGCGAAGTGATCGGCGACTCGCCGAGCGCGATCAGGCCGCGGTTCACGATGCCGGTTTCAGACGCCACGGCGAGAGCCTACTAGGTTTCGTTCGCGAGGATCGCCAGCTTCGCCTTCTCGAGCGCAACGAGGATCGAGCTCGAGGTCGCGGTGTCGTCCCAGAGAACGCGCACGCCCGTCGTGTTCGTGAGTGTGAGCGCGGTTCCGTCCTGAATCGCCGGGTCGGCGCCCGAGGGGCCCGTGTCGACGAACTTCCTTGCCATCGCCCCCTCCGCCTACTCGCGCCGCCGCCCAGTCCCCAATCCGGGCGGGCGGCGCTTTCGGTCTCCCCGTTAGACGTTGTGAGCTAGAAGCCCGCGGCGAACAGTCCCGCGAGCTTGATCGTGCCGGCGCCGGTGCCCACCGTGTTCGCGGTGATGCAGACGTCATACTCGGTGCCCGGCGTCGGAGCCGCGGCGAGCCCGGCGTCCTCCCACACCCGCCGGAAGCGCTGGATGCCCGTGATCGCGCCGCCGCCCGAGATCGTGCCGAGCACGTTCTGCGCACTCCCGAGCGACGCCACGGCGTCCGACGCGGCACGCGAGGCGAGCGCGGGATCGACCGAGATGCCGAAGATCCGCGCGGTCGCCATCGAGGCCCCGTCGACCCAGATGTCCCTGTCTCGCACGGTCTGATCGGCGAGGTTCCAGTTGCCGGCGTTGTAGAGGCCGACGTCGTAGTCGGTGCCGCCCGTGATCGCGTCGTTGAACAGCCAGAGGTCGATGAGGCGCCACTCCGACGACACCCGGAAGGCGGGGTAGATGTGCCCGTCGTTGTCGGCCGCAAGCACGCTGATCGTGCCGACGAGGAACTTCACCTGCGCGAAGCCGAGGTTGACTTCGTTGAACAGAGCAGGCGGCGAGCTCGGGTAGAGGTTCGCCATCAGGTCGGAGAGGCGGTTTGCCACGGTGGGCTCCTTCTCAGAGTTCGGGGGTGGGCGAAGTGCGGCGGACTAGGCGCAGAGCACCTCGACGACCTTCTTCTCTTGCGTGCGGGTCGCGTTGGCCGTGAGGCAGCTGTAGATCTGCCACGTCTTGCCCTTGGCCGGCAGCCGGTCGACCGTCGTGTAGACGTCCTGCCAGATGCCGCAGTGCAGGCCCGACTTCGCCCACGCGATGACGCGGCGATCGGTGCCCGAGAGCAAGAGACGCTCGGTGCGGATGAAGTTGAAGCCCATGAAGGACTTGACGCGCCCGTCGACCAGCACGGCGCGGTCGTTGTAGTCCGTGTTGACGATCTGAATCTCGTTGAGCAGGTCGTCGTGCTCTTCCGAGGAGATCGCCATGTAGAGCGGCTCGGTCTCGGGCACTTCGGCCGCGTCGAACGCCTTCCTCGCCGCGCGCAGCTTGGCGACGGTCAGGCCCGCGCCGCCGGCCGCGATCGAGTGGCCCGGGTTCGCGGCCACGAAGGCGGCCCACGTGACCCCGGTCGTGCCGTTCTCCCCCGTGAACGCCGTCGCGAAGGCGGCATTGATGATCAGATCGTCGAGCTGGCGCATGGCCGCGCTCTTGAAGTTCTGGGCGTAGATGCCGGTCGGGTCGACCAGCATGCGCAGCTTGTCCTGATCGTCGACGTAGTCGGCGATGTCGTAGTCCTCGGGGTGGATCCAGCGCGCGTCGTGCGGCGTGTTCACCGGGACCACGTCGCCGTGGCGGACGGTGCGCTTGCGCATCGCGACCTGGCCGACCTGCTCGATGATCTTTGCGGCCTTGCCCACGTAGTCGCTGCGGACGTCGACCGCGGACAGAAACCGCGAGTCCATCTGCTGGAGCAGCTGCTCGATGTTGGCCTTGTAGGTCTGGACGGTGGCGACGGTGACCTGGAACGACATGGAGAGCCTCCCGGGATTCGAGGGACACGCAAAGCGGCGTCGGCCGGGCTTGCGTATCCGCCGGGAAGGCGGGGCCTGAGGAGCTTTCGCTCGGGCTCCGAGGCTGGATTCAGCGACTCATGCGCCGGGTGTCCGCGCGCGGGCCGGCGAGCCGCTGGGCTCTCGAAGGTGTCCGGGCTGGGCTCCTCTCCTGTCGATGGCTGAACTTCTACCGCGGGATGCGAGCCCCTGTCAACGCCCACGCGGCTCTTTTTCACGCGGCGTTCTGGTAAGCTCGAGCTCGGCACTTCGGGCCTCGCCATACCCGAGGTCGCTCCCAAAGCCGGCGGCGCGCATGGCGATTGCCGGCGCGCCGCCGCGCGACGCGGAACAAGGGCCGCAACGCGCGAACGGCTGCGGGCTAACGGGGGGCTGGCGTCGCCGACGGCGAGGGCGGCGCCAGCACACCGCACGCTTCAAGCGCCATGCGCGCGTCGCGCGCGAAGAAGCCCGCGGTCACGGGCGTCAGGAACCCGAGCCGCTCGGCGTAGTCGTAGACGTTGCCTTCGGGATCCCGCGCGGTCGCGTGGGTCGCGATCGCCCACCACGCACGATTGCGGCCCTGCACGAAGCGCACGCGCACCTCGGCAGGCAGCACCTGCGCGCAGAGCGCGTGCGCTTCGTTGGGCGTCACCCTCTCTTCTTGCGACTTGACACAATGTCCCTTATCGGACACCGAGGCGCAGCCTGGCAGGCCGTTCGGGTTGTCCCGCGCACGCTACCACGCCGGGCGCACGAGCTGCAATCCTCTAGGGCAAGCCCTGCCCGAGGATCGCGTCCATGCCGGGCAGCTTCGCCGTGAGCGCCGCCACGCGCTCAACCAGCGCCTTGTGCTCGGGGTGCCGCCGATCGAGGAACGCCGGCTCCGCGCGCAGCTCGCGCAGCTTCGCGTGGATGGCCGTCTCGCTGTTCTCGCCCGCGCCGCCCCGGCCCTCGACGACGCCCGCCTCCCCCAGCTTCGCGCCGAGCTCGGCGAAGCGGTACAGCACGCGCTCGGGCCCCATCACCTGCACCATCGCCTTGAGCTCCGCGTCGTCGATGCCGAGCGCCTGCGCAAAGCGCACCGAGGCATCCGCCTTCGCGTCGAACTCTTTGCCCCACTCCGCGCGCGCCTTCGCCTCCGCAGCCTGGATCGCCGCCGCGCTCTCCGCCTCCGCGTTCGCCGCAGCCTTCGCCCCGAGCTCCTCGTAGGCGGACACGATGCGGCGAGCCTGCGCGTTGGTCAGCCCCACCTCGTGAAAGATCGGATTGAACTGCGCGAGCGTCTCCTGCGCGCCCTCGCTCAGCTTCACGTCCTTGTAGTCGTAGCCGTCCGGCTTCTCGGGCAGGCCAAGGCGCGTGAGCAGCGGCCGAATCTCCTCCGGCTTCGCGCCCGACTTCGGGATGCGCACGAGCTCCTCGGGCGGCGCGCCGATGAACTTGGCCTGCGCCTTCACCATGTGCATCAGATCCACCGGGCTCTGCATCTTGCGCTGCGTGACGAGCTCCATCGCCTCGCCGTCGAACCCATCCGTCCACGGCTTCGGCTGCGTTCCCGCAGTGCGCGCGTAGCGCACCACGTCGGCGGGGCTCTTCCAGTCGGGATGCGCCTCGAGGAAGGTCTTCTCCTCAGCGCCGAGGCCCTCGAGGTTCGCGTGCCAGTGCGGCGTGTTTTCAGGGGGCATCGAGGTCGTTCTCCTGTTCTTCGGCGAGCATGCGGCGCTCGACCGCGAGGATCTCCGCGGGCGTCAGCGCGACATAGCCGACGATGCGAAGATACACCTGGCGGCGCCCCTCGAGCTGCGCGGAATCGCGGCCCGTCGGGTCGTCGTGCACGTGGGTCGTTTGCTCTCGCCCGGCGTGGCAGAAGCGCTCGAGGTCGGCCAGCACAAGAGCCTGCCAGGTCTGATCCGCCAGCACGAAGCGCGCGAGCCGCGCGATCCCAAGCCGCGCACCGAGGCGCGCCCACCAGCGACCCGCAAGCGGCGCGCCGTCTTCGAACGCGCGCTTGTAGTTGCGCACGCGCTCGCGCCAGACTTCGGCCCGCGCGCCGGCGCGCTGCGAGGCGTTCACGCCGCCGTCGCGGCGCTCGCGATGTCCTTCGCCGCCTTCGCGGCCGGCGGCACCATCGCGAGCGCGTTCTCGCGCTCCGCCGCCTCGAGCCGCGCGCGGCTGCGGCGCTCGACCTCGGCCTCGCTGCGCACCAGCTTCGACGGCGTCCCGCGCAGCTCGGCGATGTGCCGCCCCGCGGCGCGCAGGTCGATCACCTCGAGCGCATCAGGGTCGAGATCGGCGAGCGCACGCAGGTCGGCAATCGTTTGGCTGATCGCATTCACGTCGCCGGCGCGCTGCATCTGCTGCGCGGGCGTCTCGTACTCGTTCACGTAGGAGCCGCCCGCCTCTACGAGCTCGCGGGGCATCGGCGGAAGCCTTCCTTGACGCGCGAGGATGCCGAGCTCGCGCTCGGTCATCGGGGCGAGCTTTTGCTCTTGGTGGCTGCCCACCACCGGGCCGATGAACACGCCCTTCTCGTTCGCCCGCTCCAGGATCTCGGCGGCGGTCATCTGCGGCCGCTCGGTGAGCAGCGTGAAGAGGTCGACGAAGAAGGCGCGGTCGAGCTTGGCGCGGAAGTGATCGAGCAGCGCTTCGGTGATGCCGATGTTCGCACCCGTATAGAGCGGATCGACCATGCGCTTGCCGTCGCGGCTGATGCCGCCGCGCGTCAGCGTGCCCGCCCGCAGCCGCACGGCGCGCGTCACGCCGAGTACGCCGTCGTCGGCGACCAGCAGCGGCGGATCCGCCTGCTTCTCGCCCGCCCGCAGCATGTCGCGGATCATGCGGTTCATCGTCTTGATCGTCGGCAGCAGATCCATCGCGATGCCGCGCCCGTAGTCCTCGCCGGGCGCGCGCTCGGCGGAGGTGAAGATGAACGGCATCTCGTCGTAGCCGTTCTCTTCGTCGCGCAGCACGGCCTTCTCGTTCGGGAGCAGATCGCGCACCGAGTAGGGCTTCGCGTAGAGGTTGCCCGGGTCGTAGTCCGGGTTCGGCTCGACCACCATCAGGAGCTCCGCCACGTCCTGCGGCTTGTCCTTCGCCTTGCTCAGCCACTTCTCGGGGATGCGCGACGGGTCGAAGAGCCGCGGCAGCTGATCGGCCGGCAGCTCGTAGCGGCGGAACACACGCTCGACGAGGCCCTGCCAATTGCGCGTGACCCAGACGTTCTGCAGCGGCTCCATGCGATACCGAATGCCGTCACGGCGCCGGGTGATCGGGTCGATGCGGTCGTCGACGAACAGGCAGTCGTTTCCGAGCACGCCCTCGGAGCGGTAGCACTGCGAGAGGTTCTCGTAGCAGCCGGCCTGCTTCGCCTCGCGCTCGCGGAAGAGCACGTCGAGCACCTCGTCGTAGTAGTCGCGCACGCGCGCGATCTTGCGCAGCGGTGCCTCGCTCGCCGTGATGCGGTGCCAGCGCGTCCCGCGGCGCGTCAGCAGCGTCTCGAGCACGGCCGCATACTTCTTCGAGTTCACCGGCGCCGTGTCGTCGTACAGGTCAAGGTTCTTCTCGCTGCCCGGCGTCTCGCGGCTCGTGAAGTTTTTCTGATTCGGCCACACGTAGCGCGCGGTCGACTCGAAGTAGGTGTCGAACAGCGCGCGCGCGGTCTTGGCCTGCTCCCACATGCGGAGCAGCTTCACCACATCCGCGCTAGCCACCGGAGAGCACCGTGCGGCCCGTCAGCGGGCGCTCGGCAGCGCCGCGGGGGCCTGTAATCACCGTGCGCCGATTGCCCTCCGCTGCTCGACGCCGACGCTCGCGGTCGGCGGCCTCCGCAGCCTCGGCGTCGACCTGCGGAAGCGGCTTCAGCTTGGGAACTTTCGGCTTGCGAAAGAACAGGCCCATCAATAGGCCCTGCCGCTGATCGCGGTCAGGCGCCCACCTGGTCGCCCGAGCACGCCCGCGCTTGGGCGGCCACCGCCAGCACCCTCGGCCCCACGCCCGCCAGGGCGCGACGGGACGCTACGTCGCGGCAGTACCGTCTCAGGCCGGACCTTCGGTTTCTTCGGCTTCTTGAAAGCGCCCATACACGGAGAAGTACCACCGCTCGCCGCGCTTCGTCCACCCCTTCCGCGCAAGGAGGCGCAGCACGCCAGGCTTCACCGTGCGCGTACCGACGACGAGCTCGCACACACCGCACAGTTGCGCGACCACGCGCAGCACCACGAAGAACGCATCGACGTCGTAGCGCCCGCGCATGGCCGGCGCGACGCACACGTGCAGCCCAGCCTCGCCATCCGCACAACTTCCGTCGGCGATGATCCAGAACACCGCGGAGTCGCCGTACGCGAACCAGTGGCCTGCGAGGAGCTCGACCTCGTCAAGCGCGCGCGGGTAGCCCCACTCGGCAAGGCGCGCGCGCATGCCAAGGAGCTCGATCAGAGTGATCTCACGAACGCGCGGACGTAAGCCGGGCACTCAGCACCTCGAAGGCAAGGGCGGCTTGCGCGGGAACGGCTCCAAGTCGCCGCTCGCCATCCTCTCCGCCAGGACGGCGGCAGCGTAGGGATCCCACTCGACGAGCCCGACGCAGCGGGCTCCGGGGTGTGCGTCTCGGATGCCAAGCTCGAGCCCTCCGACGCCGGCGCACAGGCCGAGCACGTTCACAGGTACATCTCGCCGCGCGAAGGCCCAAAGAGGAGCCAGTCGATGCGGCGCCCGCTCTTCCCGTAGGCGATCAAGAATGCGGCGCTCGGCTTCGACTGCGCGCGCTCGATGCGCTGAACCTGCTGGAACGAGACGCCCATCTCGCGCGCAAACGCGCGCTGCGAGAGCTCGCCGCGTGCGCGGCGCAGGCGCGCTGCGACTTGCTCCCAGCGCTTCATGGAACGAGCCCCAGCTGCGCGGTCTTGCGCTCGGCGAACGCGGCGTACTCCGGGCGAACCTCGATCAGGAGCGAGTGGCGGCCGAGATCCTCGGCGACGCGACCGACCGTCACCGTGCCGGCAAACGGGTCGAGCACCACGCCGCCAGGGGGGCAACCCGCGAGCACGCACGGCTCGACGAGCTTGCGCGGGAACGTGGCGAAGTGCGACTCCACGGTCGGCGTCGTCGGGATCGTCCAGACGGTCCGCTTCGTCCGCGTCGGAGTCGGCGATTCGTGATGCAGACGCGGGGCACGATCCTTCGGTGCCCGCTCACGCCTTGAGTGATCGACGACGTGATGCGAGCCGGGCCCGCTGGCCCAGCCATCGGGCTTGCGCGCCGGACCGCGATCTCGCGACACAACAGGCTCCGCGATCGCCTGCGCGTCGTAGTAGTAGCGCTCACTCTTCGCAAGCAGGAACAGGTACTCGTGCGCCTTCGTCGGGCGATCGCGCACGCTCTCGGGCATCGGGTTCGGCTTCGACCAGATGATGTCGCTGCGCAGCCACCAGCCGTCGGCCTGAAGAGCGAGCGCGATGCGCCAGGGCATGCCGAGCAGGTCTTTCGGCTTGACGCCTTCCGGCAGGTGCCTGCGGCATTTCAGGCCGCGCTGCGTGTGCCTCCGATTCGCACGCGCACCGTGTTTGCCCTGCGCGCCGCCGCCGCCCAAGCTCGCGTAGGAGTCGCCGAGGTTCAGCCAGAGCGTTCCGTCAGAACGCAATACGCGCCGCACCTCGCGGAACACCAAGACGAGCTGCTCGAGGTGCGCGGCGAGTGACGGTTCGAGGCCGATCTGATCCGCGTGCCCGTAGTCGCGCAGACCCCAATAGGGCGGCGACGTCACGCAGCAGTGGACGCTGCCCGCTGCAAGGGTGGGCAAGATCTCGCGGCAGTCGCCGATGCGCAGGTCAACGCTCACAGCTCCGCGTACTCCTGCTCTCGGACCAGCTCGGGATGCTCGCGCAGCATGCGCTGCTCCGGCGTCTCGATGGCCCGGCTCGACTCGCCGCCGCCCGCGAGCGCGTACTCGAGCGCTTCGCAGGGGTGGGACCAGCGGTTCTTGGCGGGCGAGTCCTTGTATTCGTCGACGACGCCGACGCGATTCACGCGCTCGAAGCACCACGCGCCGCCGAGTCCCTTGCGCAGCATCGGGCAGTCGGGGCCCGACAGCAGGAAGGCGCGGCGTCCGTCCATCGTGCCGCGCGTCAGCGGCCCGGCGAGCGCGGCCCGGCGAAGCACGGCGTCGTTGGTCGGCGCGGGCTCGATCGGGATGCCCGCCGCGCGCACGATCATCATGGGCGACTCGTCGACGGTGTCGCCCGCGTGGTCGCCCGCCGGATCCCCGTAGGCCCGAATCGCGTAGCCCGGGAACCTGCGCTCGAGCCAGCGCTTGCACTCGGGCGCGAAAGTCGCAGCGCTGCGGTCTTCGTCGTAGAACTCGGCGAGCGCGACCCAGCGCCCCAGGCCCGGCTGATACTGCGTCACGATGCACGCGGGGGTGCGCCCGAAGTCGAAGCCGAGGATGAGCGGCTCGCCGCGGTCCGGCGGGATCGAGGTCTCCGAGACGTGCACGGAGTCGATGAAGTCGGGGTGCACGGGCTTGCCTTCCTGCACGTAGCCCCACTCGTTCGCGAGGTAGACGAGCACCCAGTCCTCGCGCTTGCCCTCGAGGAGCTCCGTGTAGTAGAGGTGACCGCCAAGTAAGTGGTTGAGGTTCTCGGCGTCGGGGTTGGCCGCAAAGATGCGCGAGCCGTCCGGGCGTACGCCAACTTGCACCACGCCGCCCGGCTGATGAAAGAAGCGCCAGCCCTTCGGCCGCGCATGCGGCCGACCGCGCTCGTCCACGCCCTGCGAGAGCCGGTAGTACCAATGCTCGCGGTCGGGCTTGTTCGTATCGCCGAACATGCCGCGGTAGGTCGGCATCACGCCGCCCTGCGCCGCGCTCGGAAAGCGCCCGTGTCGGCCGTCGAGCATGTCGACGACGGCCTTGGAGAGCTCACGAAACTCCGAGAGGTAGATCCACGTGAACTCGGTGCCGAGCGTCTTTCGCACGTCGGCCGGGCGATCGAGCGCGAGGAAGATCACCTCGCTGTCGACGACCGTGCCATCCGGCAGATCGTACTGGAACTCGGCCATCGGCGGCTCAGCGCCGCCGCCATACCAGCGCCCGAGCTTCGGGAGCGGCGGCAGCGGATTGCCGAGCTCGTCGAGCCGCGACTCGCCCCACTCGGGGAAGAAGAAGTTCTTGAACGTGACCGCCGTGCTCGAGAGCAGATCCGGGTACGTGTTGCGCACGACGAGGAAACGCGAGGGGCGCGTGCCGGACCGATTCGCGGCTTGCAGGATCTGGAAGCGCAGGATGCGCTGGCACGAGGCCGTCGTCTTACCGCTGCCCAGCGGCCCGTCGATCAGCTGCACGCGCTCGGTCGAGGCGATGTAGGCATTCAGCGTCGGGTAGCCCGGCGTCCCGAGCTCGAATTGCGTAGCCATAAGGTGTCAGCCGTCAGGCGTCACGATGCGCCGCTCGCTCTCGAGTAGCTTTTGCTCGAACTCCTGAAGCAGCCCCGCGACGATGCGCTTGGCCGCATCCGGCACCCACACCTGCGGGTGCATCTCGATCTGTGTGCCGGTCACGGTGAACAGCATTTGCACCGAAGCGACAAGATGCGGCTTCGCCGGCGTCGGAAGTCCGGGCAGCGTGCCGTCGTTTCGCAGGGCGGGGTTCACGGGGGGCTCCCCTTCGGCAGACGCCGACGGCGCTCCTGCACCATCGCGAAGGCGAGGTCGAAGGACTCGCGCGCGACGCTTTGCGCGGTCAGACCGCGGCGCACCGAGTCCGTGAGCAGCGAGCGCATGGCCGCGCTCGCGTAGTAGTCGAGCAGCGTCGCCGACGGGGTCGCGAGCTCGCGCGCCTCGGCGTCGTCCTCGGGCGAAACCGGCGGAGCAGGCGCACTCATCCGGCCAAGAACGCCGCGCAGCCGGGATCGTCGAGACGGACCACCGCAAAGCCGCCCATGCCGGCCGGAGGCCCTCCGTGGCAGCGCCCGGTGGCGTGTGTCGCCTTGGTGCCGCGTGGATTGAAGAACGCGCACGCGCTGCACGGGCCGAACACCTTGCCGGACTTCGAGCGCAGCACGAACACCTCTTTCTCTTCGGCCTTCGCGGGCTGGGCTGCTTCGGTCATTTCGTCGCCTCCTCTCGGGTGATTTGAGCCGCCGCTTCTGCCGCAGCGCGGCGGGCGGACTCGATCTTGCGCCGGGCGACCTCGGGGAGATCCTCGAGCCCGATCCCGGTGTAGTCGCGCATGATGACAAGCTCGCGCGGCGCGTCGATTTTCACGTGCTTCTCGATGGTCTTGCCGAGCACGGAAAGGAATGCGACCGGCTGCGCTTCGGCCATGTCCGCCAAGTAGCCCAGCGCGCCGCCGAGCGGCGACTCCGCGAGCTTGAGTCCCTTCGCCTTCGCCTCGCCGAGCACCTTGGCAGCGCGCCGATCGCCGGCGATCTCCGCCGCGGCCCGGACCAGAAGGCGCATCTCCTTCGTGATCTTGTTCTCGCTGCCCTTCGGACGGCCGCCGCGGTTCTTTTTCGGCGCGTCGCTCACCCGCCCCTCTTCAGCGTCGCGACGTGCGCGAGCGCGTAGTAGACCGCGTCGCCCTCGAAGACGATGGTCGCCGCCTCGTAGAGCCTCGCGTGAAGCGCGGCCTCGAGGTTCACGTGCGTCCGGAACTCCAGACCACCCGGGCCGGACCAGGGATAGATCGGCACGAGGAGCCCGCCATCCGGGAGCCCGCCGACCAGCGGCGCGCGCAGGCGCACCTCGATCTCGAACATGCGCGGAAGCTCGAGCTCGATCTTCTCGCCGCGCGCGCCCGCGATGTGCGTCACGGTGCCGGTGTCGTTGATCTCGCTCTCCATCGTCTCGGTCGCCTTCACGAGCCGCCGCGATGCGAACGAGCGCAGCTTCTCGCGCACGATCGGGTCGACGATGGCCGACTCCGCGCTGTTCAGGAGCTCGTGGAGCGAGCGGCCCGTGAGAGGCGACTTCTCGACGAGCACGCGGCGCCACAGCGCGCTCTCATCGCTGACCCAGTGCCCGCACGAGAGCGCTGCCCAGTCGCAACCGCGCCTGTAGATCAGCGTCTCGACCGGGCCGACGAACACTTCGAAGTAGCCCGCCCCAAAGCGCTCCTGCGCGAACCGGCGCATGGACGCCCACGACGAAAACTCGTGCGCCGGTGTCGTCTGCGGGTCCGCCTCATGCAGCCGGTAGTCCTTGTGCACCGCGACGAGGCCGACCGGGAGCGCGCCCTCGACGGGCGACGCCGCGATCAGCGCCTTGGGCGCGGCGGCGGATGTGGATTCGCTCATTCCTTCTCCTTCTCGAAGAGGTCAACTTGCTTCGCCTTCTCCACCGCGATCCCGCCGCCGGCGAGGAACGCCTGCGTGCCCCTGCGCACGCGAGCCGGGCGCTTCACGCGGTCGAGTCCGCCGTAGACGATCGTCGTGCCCGCGTCGAGCGAGTGCACGAGCTCGACCGAGATCGAGATCGTGACGCGGAGCTCCTTGTCCTTGTTCGGCTGATAGATGCCGTCGTGGGCGCGCCCGAAGATCTCGGTCGCCTCGGCGAGCGCTTCCTGAAACTGCTCCTCGAGGTGGCCCCTGCCCACACGCTCGAGCGTCAGCCCTTCGTATTGTGAGGCGGTCATCAGCCTCTCACCCCCCATCGGCAGCGACCCCAGCGCTGCCCGTTGTGCCGAGGACGCGCGCGGCGACTCGCCGCTCGCGCTCGCGCAGGTTGCAGTTGCGGCAGGCGCCTTTGCAGCGCCGCAGATCGACTCGGCCGTCGGGCAGCCGCGGGAGCCCGCCGTCCGGCCCGTAGGTGACCTCGTGCAGCTGCGTCGCTATGCCGGTGCACGTCGCGCCCTCGAGCTCGCAGCGATACAGGCAGCGCACCAGCACGACGCGCCGAATCTCGCGGAACTCCGCCGTCTGGTAGTGGGCGAGAAACTTGCGCTTGCGAGCGGTCGGCTGCGGCTTGCGGCGGTGCTCGAAGCGCGGGAGCGCGAGCACGTCGAGGTCGAGCCCGAGGACGGGTGCCGTCGACAGCACCTTGCCGCACGCCGGCCGGATGCACTGCCACACCGCGCGCACGCGACCAAAGGCTTCCCGCTGGCGAAGCTCGGCGGATCCGCCGCAGCGGCAGGTCGGCGCTCTCATCCGTGCGCCTTCGCGCGTTCGCCGTCGAGCACCAGCCACTCAAGGAACTCATGCTCGTGCATCGCCTTGAGAATCGTCCAGCAGTGCGCGCGGGCCGTCTCGCGCGTCATGGTGCGCAGGTCCTTGTGCGATAGTGGGTGCACGTTCGTCAGCTCAATCACCCGGCTCGGATCCTCGCGATCAGGAACGCGACAACTCGCCCGAAGCAGCGCCCCGCCGACGAGCCCTCTTTCCTTCCCGAGAATCCCAAAGTCCAACGTCTCGACGTGCAGCGTGATCGGGAACAGCGGATGCTCGAACCGCGTGCGCGCGGCCACCTCATCGAGCAGGTTCATAGGTACGCCTCCGACGCCCGAATGACTTCTTCGCCCCGCGCGCGCAAGACGCGCCAGTAATACGAGCCGACGCGCGCACGAGCTTCGTCTCCGACGGCGTCGTCGCCTAACAAGTCTCGCCGAGTCAGCAGGTCCTCAAGCGCCAGTTGATCCTCAAACGAAAGCTGCTGCGAAGGCGACGAGAAGAACACGTCGCGCGAACGGCGCGCCGTCGCGCGGCGGGCTTGGCTCTTGAGGGCTCGTCGCTTTCGCATTGCGGAGCTAAATAACTCGTGTCAGTGTAAGCGGTCAAGGGGGGATCGCATGCGCTGCTCCTTTTGTTTTCGACCGCTGCGCGTCGGAACGCGCGCGGTGCGTGTCGTGAGGCCGGTGTGCTTCGAATGCGCGCGCTCGCCGCGCTTCGCCGTCGGCTGGCGGGGTGTCTTGGTCGTCGCTCTCGTCGCGGGCCTCGTGATGTTCCACGCGGGCCGCTGGTTCGCCGACCGATGAACCCGAGGTCCGGTGCGATGAAGCTCGAGCGCCGCGTTTGCCCGCACTGCCGAGGCCGGGGCGAGACGTTCGTGCCCGCAGCCGGCGAGCTCCGCCGCCGGCGCGAATCCGAGGGCCTCTCATTACGCGAGGTTGCCCGCAGGCTTGGCTTTTCCGCGCCGTACCTCTCAGACGTCGAGCTCGGCCGCAGGAACGCAACCGAGGCGATCCTCGGCGCATACGAGTGCCTCCGGCGATGACGCGCGAGCAGCTTCGGCGG